GCGAGAGACGAGCAACATCAAGCGTGTGGAGTCCGTCTGAAAACGCATATATACACCCGACATTCACCCTCGCCGATTTGCTCTCGCTCCTGCCGAAAGAGATTAAGCGCGATAGCTTAGACAGACCGTATGTGTTACACATCATAAGAGAAGAAGATAGATCCATCGCGGCATACCGGCGCGATTGGGATTCTATTACTGGAGCTGATAAGCGCACTTCGGAATTTATAGATTCACTCTACGAGTTGCTTCTTTGGGCTATCGACCACAACCACGTTAAACTTGACTGAGGATGAAAGCGATACATGATAGCTTCGGTATTTGGCGAAGCATGAAGAAAGAAACGCCAAAAGAAAACGGAGATTACTTAGTCTATACTGACTACGGCGAGATTGAGATAGCGTTTTGGGATGACAGTTATTGGATTGGCAATGACTCATATCCAGTAAGGGATGTTGATTTCTGGATGCCACTTCCGTCTGCGCCAAGTTTGACAAAATAAGGAGGAAAAGGAAATGAACGAGAAAGAAGTAATGAATCTGATGACAAGCCTCTACAATCAGATGGCTAAAAAGAAACTGACCTTTGACGAGGCTGTGGGGTTAAATCTTTCCTTGATAGTCTTTGCTTACAAAAAGAATGGTGGCACTAAACAGGCAATTCCTCTTTTAGTTAGAAATGTGTCTGAGTATCTTACGGAGGCCCTAAATGATATGATAGAATGAAAAAGAAACACCGCAGAGTCGTGTGCTTCACCATAAACGGCATTATATGCTTGATTTTCTCGCCTATCTTATTGATGGGAGGAATGGGCATAATTGCTGGGTGGGTGTGCGAAAAATTACTCACCCCAATGGCTGTTTGGCTCAAAACAAAACTGAGAGTATATGACTATGACCACGAATGAGCAGACCCCGAGCGAGTGCAGGCACTTAAAATACGACATGTGCCTCCATTTGACGCATTCCAATAATTCTTGGAGATACCCTATAATGGATTTGGAGGATAAGCATTGCCCCGACTACGAACAGAAGAAGCGCGAGTGCTTTGTCCAATTCTGCAAGGACAACGGAATTGACCAGGAAGTGAACATCAGCATTTTTGACGCTTTCGACCAAATCTTCGACCGCGCCTACGCCTTCGGAAAGAAAATCGGAAATTCCGATTTTTCTGACGCGGAGGAAGAGGAAATTCTCACCGTACCAAGAAAGGATATAGTGGAACTTTTCCAAGAAGTTCAAAAGACGATAAGCCAATGTAAGGGTACGGCGTTGGCTGTTCAGTCAGTAGGTATCAAAAATGTGCTTTGGTCTTTTTTCGGCTCCAAGTGCCTGCCGGATAATGTTGAGAGCTCCGAGCCTAATGTTGAGAGCTCCGAGCCTAATGTTGACAGCTTACCTCAGAATCCGACCGAAAATTGCGATAACAAAAGCCATATCTCAGCCGACTGCAACAAGCCAGCCGAGCCGAAGTTCAAGGTGGGCGATATGGCTGTGGTACGCGGCTTTAAGCATCCACTCCTTAAGTCGGATGGAGCGATAGTAACAATACTTTCGTATCACGACAAAGGAGATTTTTATTCCTGTGCGATTGCCCCCAACGTTGGCATTGATATAGATGCCAAATACCTCGAACCCTACACCGAGCCGACCGATTTTGGTAGAGAAGTTAACTTTCCTACCAAAAACAATCTCGCAATTTATCTCAAGAAATCGAAAAATTGCGATAATCGTCTCCAGATTGCAGCAATGGCGATGCAGGGAATTCTTAGTAATGAAAATGCGATCCAATATGCCATAAATAATTTTAGACTTCAGGATGGTTCGCGTAATCTCTATCAAGCAGTAGCAGAGTGTTCACTTGCCTTTGCCGACGCGCTTATAGCCGAATCAGAGAAATGATCTGGACATGGAAAATGACTGTGTCTATCTATATAAGGATAGGCTATGTTGGCAAACCGCTCACGACTATAACCGCGAACTCATAATCAGCCAATGCGCCTATCTGGAGAACTGCAAGAAGTGCGGAAATTATAAACCCCCAAAAAGAGAACATGAAACAGATCCCCGATAAATTGCCTCTGATTATCATTCTACTTTCCGCTATGTTTGTCTTAGGACTTCGCCTCGGTGTCCATTGCGGAAAAGACATAGGATATGATCAAGGATGGTTGGATTGTAGTGACGAACTTCAAGCCTCATTTGACAGTATCAGCAAGGATTATATCCGGGCGAGAGACTCATATAGCTCTAAACTCGATTCACTCATCGAGGAATACGATAAGCCATGAAAGTCTGGACTAAAGACGCAGAAAATGAATTGCGGGAGCTTTACGGTAAAATGACTGCCGGTGCTCTCGCAGTTCATTTCAACCTCACCAAGTCGGCAATATATCAGAAGTGCTATAAATTGGGTCTCAAAAAGGAACAGCCTAATAAAATACATCTGAATCGTGAACAGGAGTTGTGGATGAGAACGCATTATCCTCACATGTCCACCGAGTTTTGCGCGTTGATACTCGGCATTAGCCATAGTTCAGTAACCCGGCAAGCCCGACGCCTCGGATTGAATAAAACAGAGCAGTTCATAAAAGAGTGTCAGGCTCACACCTCCAAAAAAGCGCACGAGAGTCATCTTAAAAACGGTACATATCCTACCAAAGGCTATTTCTCACCCAATCTCCAGAAGGGAGAGGCATATCAGTTCAAGCCGGGCCATAAACGAATCAAACCACCAATCTAACAATGTTCAAGCGAAAAAAAGAAGTAACACAGATGACCATAGATCCGGATTTGTTTCGCCCCATAAAAGCTGATCCTATCAAATGTGCTGCTGCCCAGATAGGAAATCTAGCAGCGTTTCTAAGGGACGAAGTTGATGACATGGGGCATAAAGTCATCATTGAGACTGATGAAAAGGTGATAGAAATTAATGTCTCCGTAAGGAGCGTTGCAAGGGATTCTGATGAAAGGAAGAGCGACAATAATTCACCGGCAGGGGACGGTTGACGTTGCAGTTTGCAGCGTCCCGATGGACGATGCACCCCGGACATTCAGCAATCTTGTAAAGGCTATGAAAGAGCGTGCCCAAAGTGCATGGGGCGTGAGATTCGAGGAAACGCCGGATTCAATCACGGCAGTCTGGCTCCCATCCACGAGACTTCCCCACGGATGGCGCGAGAGCGTGAGGTTTATTCCAGAATAATCGAAAATTTTTCGGAAAAAAAGTGTCTGAAAATTTGTTTAATCAACAAAAGTTGATTATCTTTGTAATGTCATTAAGACAGAGAGATAATTAACATGTTTCACCCAAAAAAGATTTTCAAAATGAACGATGAGAAATTCAAATTGAGAATTATCGAGGTAGTCGCCCTCCTGATTAAGTTCAGAAAGATGACAGACAGGAGCGACAAGAGAATCCTCAGAGACTACATAAGAGCAGTAGTCAAAGAGATTACCTTAGTTTAGCGACATCCCGAAACAAAGAACCCTCCCCCGCAAGGGGGGAGCGGTTCACTTAAAAACAGACATAACTATGGCAGACGAAGAATTGATCAAAGAGATTATCGAGCGTGCGGAATCCGAAGAGGGTCAGCGGTTAGCTGATGAAACCTTTGCACGTTTGAAGAATGGAGAGGTTGCGCCCGATAAACTGGTTGTTGACCTCAAAAGAGAGGACATAGCGAAAGTGCTTAAAGTGTCCTACATCGCAGAACGCTTCTTTGGGCGTTCCCGGTCTTGGCTATGCCACAAGCTCAACAATGATATTGTGAACGGGAAACGTGATGGCTTTACCATTGATGAGCGTAAAAAGCTAAAGGAGGCTCTCGATACCATAGCATACGAAATTCAAATTTTGTCGGATAATTTGTAGTTAATTCCTCATCGTTCATCTACATAATCCGACGCCCCGGCCCGATTGACCTACAAAGTCAGTCGGGCTTTTTTTATTTGCAGGCAACCATAATTAATCATGAAAGCGTAAATCAATTACGCGAAATTCACATCTCCATAATGAAATGAATATAGGACTTATTGATGTTGACGGGCATAATTTCCCCAATTTCGCACTTATGAAAATATCTGCATGGCACAAAGCCAATGGAGATAGTGTTGAGTGGGCAATCCCAGAATTGTTCGGTAACAACTATCATCGAATATATGCCTCAAAGATATTTACGTTCACGCCGGATTACAATGGCAGGTATGGATGTGAGATTGTTCGTGGCGGTACCGGGTACGATATACGAAGCCGATTACCCGAACACATTGAGCAATCTACGGCAATGGACTACTCTTTGTACCCTCAATATCCTTTCTCGATCCAATTCTTTTCTCGCGGCTGTATTCGCAGATGCCCGTTCTGCCTCGTTCACGACAAAGAGGGCATGATACACCCGGTAGAACCTGCTCAACTGAATCCCAACGGCGAGTGGATAGAGGTGCTTGATAACAACTTTTTTGCTAATCCCGAATGGAAGAGCGCCATAGACTATCTCATCAAAGCCGGGCAGAAAGTAAACCTGCATGGAGTTGACATAAGGATAATGAACGAAGAGCAGGCATATTGGCTCAACAAGCTGCGTCTGCGCCGAAACATTCATATCGCTTGGGATTTGCCAACTCTTGACCTTACCGATAAACTCAGAGAGGTAACTCGCTACATCAAGCCTTATAAACTCATGTGCTATATCCTTATCGGCTTCAACTCCACCATTGAGCAGGATATGTATCGTATTGAAACGCTCCGCTCGTTTGGCATAAAGCCTTACGTTATGCCATACCGCGACTTTGAAAACAAACGCACTCCCTCGCAGTATGAGAAAGACCTCGCTCAGTATGTCAACAAACCAATGATATTCAAATCATGCTCCTTTGCCGAGTTCTCTCCGCGCAAAGGTTTTAAGTGTTCATCATACCTCCACAATATCAACCTATAATCATGAAAGCGTATATATCAATTCCCATCAGCGGGAGACCGCTCATTGATGCCAAGTGTCAAGCCGAGCGGATCAAGGCGAAACTGACCGAGCATGGCCACGAGTGCATAACCCCCTTTGATGTTTGCCCGGAATCAGGCAAGCCTTATGCCTACTACATGGGCAAAGACATTGAGGCTCTGTTAGCCGAAGACATCGATGCCGTTGTGTTCGGCAATGGTTTCCACAACTCCAAAGGCTGTCGGCTGGAGCACGCTGCCGCCGAAATCTACGGCAAGCGAATAGTCTATCAGTCGTGTTTCTATTTTCTCGATTTCACAACCCTTAAACCAATTCCTATCAAATGAAGAAAAAGTATCGTATCAAGAGAACCCGAAAGTGGGTTCACTCACACAATCGGCATCTATATTGCCCGACGTACTCCGTTCAGGTCCGCACATGGCCGGGACTCTGGATTGATGTAAAACAATTCAAGGATGAAGAAGATCCCGACTTTGCCCGGCGTGAGGCAGAAGAACTGTTAGACAAACTCAACGAAAAGTAAGACATGAAAGTAATCATCACAGGCGGCGAGGGCTTTATTGGAAAGGCGCTTGCTGCCAATCTTAAGAAACGCAGTATCGAGGTCATCTGTATTGACCGCCGAAGCGGAACAGAAGCGGGTGAATATTTCACATCTGCCAACCTGACGGATGTCGACTGCGTTTATCATCTTGCCGCACAGACATCGGTGTTTAACGGTAACAGAAACGACGTCATCCGAGACAATATCGAGGTATTCAAAATTGTGTGCGATGCTTGCGCCCGGCACGGAACCAAACTTGTCTACGCCTCGTCTTCGACGGCGGCAGATGGAAACACGACTTCGATATATGGAATCAGCAAGCGCTTCAATGAGGAATACGCCCGCTGTTATTACCCGAAAGCCACCGGCATAAGGTTTCACAACGTTTACGGCCCCCATCCGCGTCAGGGGACTCTTCTTTGGTGCCTGCTCAATCAGGAGCGGGTGAAGCTCTACAATATGGGGCGTAACGTGCGACACTTTACTTACATCGATGACATCGTCGAAAGTCTCGTCTTTGCCTATGGCAGCAGCCTTAAGCTTGTAAACGCGGCTAATCCCGAAACGACAACGACATTGCAACTCGCCGAAATGGTAAAACAATACAAACCTCTTGAAATAGAGCTAATTGCGCAAGAGCGCAATTTTGACAGAGACGAACAGCAGATCAATGAGAGAGTTTACTCGGTACCTTTGCAATACACGTCTGTAGCTGACGGCTTAAAACGGATATTCGAAGAGCCTCATAATGAATCTGCAAAGTAGAACCCACGCATCAAGTGTTCCCGTCGCACGGCATTTGTCGACAGACAGGAACACTTCCCGCATCACTAAATCTGTTCACAATTTAACGTCTCCCGGCATCATTTTTCAGACAATATGGCCTATATTTTCAAGATGGCACGCCCACCATGCGCATTTATCTCAACTCAAGCCGTGTTTTATGCGTATTCCGGAATTTTTTTCATGGGCGGGATAAAACCAAATTAAAAGAAGTATCATGATCAATTCCAACGCGCTTTTCTTATTCCTGATATGGCTATTAGAAGAGTAATTCCAATTTCCGACCTGTATTATAACAGAATTCCTTTCTGATTATATAGAACCCTCATCACAAAGACACATCATGGCAAAAAAACAGTCTGCAATAAAAGAACGTCGACTGACGGAGAAACAGGAAAAATTCTGTCAGTATTACCTTGACACAGACGGGAACGCCTCTGAGGCGTACCGTATGGCTTACGACACCTCAAATATGCAGCCTAATACCGTCTGGAACTCTGCAAGCCTGCTTATGGATAACCCCAAGGTTACCCAAAGGATAAACGAGATACGCATCGAACGCGCTGAGAGTTCACGCATAGAACGTAACCGTGTTGAACGGGTTCTGATGGACATAGTGACCGCAGATCCCAATGACCTCTATATTGCAGATTCCAGAACCGGCAAGATAAAGATGAAGACTCCAAGTCAGTTGCCAAAAAGAATGCGTAATGCGCTTAAAAAGATCAAAAATAGCCGGGGAGTTGTCGAGTATGAGCTGAACGGTAAAGTAGAAGCGGCCAGACTGCTTGGTTCGTGGAATGGGTGGGATGCACCCAAAGAAGTCAACGTCAAGAACAGTGGCAGTATGATGGGCGAGCTGCGCATAGGTTTCGGCAACGAAGACGAGCAAACATAATGCTATAGAAAATCGCCAAAACGCATCATAATGACACCGAACGGCTAAAATATCTCGGGAATATACCAAACTGCGTAAGGTCATTCCCGATTTTACCTTTCAAAATGCCATATTAAATGATTCTAAACTACAAGCTGTTCAATCCACTGTTCTTTTTTCTGCTGATGATCATGCAGAATAAGACGATCCGCAACATTATCATGTATGGCGGTTCGTCTTCTGGAAAAACTTACAGTGTGGCCCAGGCCATTCTCATATTCACGTTATGGGAAGGTTCTAACACGCTTGTGATGCGAAAAGTCGGCGCGTCTATCAGGGATACTGTATATCAGGATTTCAAAACCGCAGCCGACCAACTCGGAATAACGCACCTGTTCAAATTCAACGACGGTAATAAGATAATAACCTGTCTTCAAAACAATGCACGTGTCGTCTTCAAAGGTCTTGATGATGCCGAAAAAATAAAAGGACTGTCAAGCTTCAAGAGAGTCGTTCTCGATGAATTGTCTGAATTTGATGAAACTGATTACAAGCAGATCCGTTTACGTCTGCGTGGTATTGAGGGCCAGCAAATTATCTGCACTTTCAACCCTATCAAAGAAACACATTGGATTAAAAAGAAAGTATTTGACAAACAGAAGTGGCACGACATTCCGATGGAAGTTGTAATTGACGGCCAGCTCATCCCTGAAGAATTGACAAAGGTCAAGTCCATAAAGATGAATGAGCCGCGTATCATGATGCACAAAAGAACCGGCGAGATGATTGAGCACGCGCCGGACACAGTGGTGATTCAGACCACCTATCTCAATAACTTTTGGGTAGTAGGGTCTCCTGACGGAACCTACGGCTACTATGATGAGCAATGTATTGCCACGTTTGAATATGACCGCGAACATGATCCCGACTATTACAACGTCTATGCGTTAGGAGAATGGGGCGTCATCAGAACGGGGTCGGAGTTTTTCGGCTCGTTTAACAGGGGCAATCATGTCGCCGAGACAGTATATGACCCATCATTGCCTGTTCATCTGAGCGTAGACTCGAACGTTCTGCCCTACATCTCGATCTCATTTTGGCAGATAGCGATCGACAGCTCACAGAAACAAATCCGGCAGATTGACGAGATATGCGCCGAGAGCCCGAACAATACTGTCAGGAAAGCAGCCAGACTCACCGCAAAGCGCCTACAAGCGATGGGAGTCTGCAAGGTTGTTCTCCATGGAGACGCATCAACAAGGGCAGCAAACAATATTGATGACGAAAAACGTTCATTTCATGATCTGTTCATCGACACCTTGCAGAAGGAAGGTATTGAGGTCGAGGACAAGGTCAGCAACAGGAATCCGAGCGTTCCTATGTCAGGTGAATTTATCAATGCCATATACGATAATAACCTACCCGGGATAAGCATAATCATCGGCGAGAACTGCCATATGTCAACAGAAGACTACATGAGCGTCCAGAAGGATGTGAACGGTGGAATTCTCAAGACAAAGGTCAAGAATAAAATTACAATGCAGACATACGAGGAACACGGACACATTTCGGACACCAAGCGTTATGTCGTCGTCGATATGCTCCACGAAGAGTTCTTCGCATTTTCCAACCGCCGCAAGCGCAATCTCTATGCGCGGGACGGCGTTATTCATTTTTATAATCCTGAAACGGATTGCAAATATAGCCGGGAGGTAGTTTACGCGATGCCCAATGTAAATGGCAAGTTCGCACTCGTTCACGGCAAGATGTGTGGCGATAAATGGCATATCGTGGATGCAGCATTGCATGAGACGACATCAACGGGTGAGATCAGGAACACTCTGATCGACACCGGCAGTCCGCAGACGGTAATAGAATGTGCTCCTGCATACTTTCGTTTCGTGCGCGACCTGCGCAAAGATCTCTCAGGGGTGCGTGCTATGCATGAGGTGACAGACGTTGACAGACGCATAGCCGCCACTTCCGATTTTGTCCGGGAGCATCTGCTGTTTAATGAAGCGAGACTAAATGACAATGTAATGTATTCGGCTTTCATGACAAATCTTTTCGACTACAACAAGAACAATGAAAACAAAGAGGCCAGCATTGTTTTAAGTGGATTCATTCAGTTCGTAGTTAAGTTCGATTTTTCAGCGCAAGCAGCCTCAACCAACAATAGCACAAAGGATTAGCGCCCATTTTATGGGGCTTGCTTTTTTCAGTTTTTAGGCCGTTTGGCTCAACCTGGAATTTTAGTGCTTTTCTTTGCGACAAAAGAAACCGCATGAAATTCCTGCAAGGCATATTCAGTAAGAAAGAGAAGTCTGAGGCTCTGACAGTCCGGGAGGACACTCCCCGCCCCGTCAGTCAGGCTAACTCGGACATTAATGTCACTGACGCATGGAGGTATCATCAGATTCTTGCAAAGCTCGACGCACTCATACAGCCCTCTGTTGTCGGCAACAACTTCATAGAGATGTTCAAGACAATTCCTGAGGTGTTCTGGCCTATAGATTTCATTGCCAAGCGTATATCGGAAGCTCATTTTGACCTGAAGAGGACGAAAGATGACAGCATCGTATGGTGCAACCGTCTCGGAGCTGATGCCATTCTCAAGCAGCCTAACCCCATAATGACATGGCGCGAGATTGTCTATCAGCATTTCGTGTATAAGCTCGCCACCGGCAATGCCTTTTTCAGAGCTGCTATGGGCGAAGCCATCACGGCTGATGCCATCAAGTTCCAATGGTGTTCAAACTACTGGAGCCTGCCGGCACATCTCGTCAAGGTAGAACCGATGGAACACAGCTATGGAGTGCCGATGTTCGGCATCGCCAAGATAGACGAACTCATCAAGGGCTATACTCTCGATCTCGGTGCATATTCCGGCCTTACTATCCCATACTATCAGATATGGCATGATCGCGACGGCATACCCGAGCTCATCAGAGGTATCGGCTACATGAAGGCTCAGAGCCGACTGCTGGCCGTGAAGAAGCCTATTGCTAACCTTCTTGCAGTGTATGAGGCGCGTAATGTGATTTATCTGAAACGTGGCGCACTCGGCTTCATCGTGGCTCAGAAGGAAGACCCGACGGGAACCGTGGCACTTGAACCGGACGAGAAGGAAGAACTGAGAGATACCATCAACGCCAACTATGGTGTCGGAGAGGGCAAATCCCCATACGGAGTGACTGATATTCCCATCAACTTCGTAAGAACTAACCTCTCCATTACCGAACTCCAGCCCTTTGACGAGACGTTAGAGGACGCAATCAAGATTGCATCCGTATTTGGCATTCCGGCTGTGCTGGTACCGCGTAAAGACCAATCCACATTCAGTAACCAGGACACCGCCGAGAAGAGCGTCTATACCTCGGTAATCATACCGGCGGCCAAACGCTTCTGCGAGGCTCTGACAACATTCCTTGGCCTTGAACAGAAAGGTCTGTATCTCGATTGTGATTTCTCTGATGTCGCGTGTCTGCAAGCGGGTCTCAAAGAGCAGGAGGAAGTTAAGAAGCTCGTCAACGAGCGTTGCCTGTCACAGTTCAACAATGGTCTCATATCCGTCAACGATTGGCGTGCTCAAATCCATGAGGACGCTCTTGACGGTGAGATTTTCAACAAGACCAAGTTTGAGATGACGCCCGAAGAGATCGCCATTGTCGACAGGGTCGTCAAGGCTCAGGCGTCGCCGATACAGATAAATACAGGACGCCCGGGCGCAAATCCTGAAATCAGCCAGAACAACAATCAACCAAATATCAAACCCTCGAAAGGAGAAAGCAATGAATGAACAGATGATTAACCTCCAGTACGAAACAAAAGCACTGGACGTCACTGAGAAAGGTATCGTCACCGTAGCGGTGAACGGTATAGGCATCGAGGACGCACAGCACGACATCTCGATGCCGGGGTCATTCGTGGACACACTCCGCGATGACATAAGCAAAATGCGATGGTACCTCAACCACGATACGCGCCAGCTGCTTGGTGTTCCTCTGTCAGGTGAAGAGAAAGACGGAAACCTCATCATGACCGGACAGATGAACCTCAATAAGCAGATCTGCCGCGATGTCTTTGAGGACTACAAGCTCTTCCATGAGGCGGGGCGGACTCTTGAACACTCTATCGGCGTCAAGGCTCTTGCCCGTGATGAGGAAGACCGCCGAAAGGTCGTAAGATGGAAAATGCTCGAATATTCCACACTGACCGGCTGGGGCGCCAATCCTCAGACGTTTCTTGTTGGATTGAAAAGCGGAACCGCCGACCAGCTCAGAGATGCCGTAGAATTGATCCGCTTGGCTTTCAAGCAGCGCGGATATTCAGACGAGCGACTCAAAAACTACGATATGGAACTCAATCTGCTACTCAAATCCCTCAGCGGCGGCATGATAGTAACCTGTCCGTGTTGCGGTCATCAGTTCGATTATGACAACGAGCCCGAGCATACGTTCTCGCGAGAAGTTCAGGAAGCGGCCGGAGAACTCGTAATGTCAATTGGACGCAATGAAGCACGCCGACAGATAGAACGCTACCGCCCCGAAATCCAGACCGAAGTGTCGTCCATCATTGACGGCCTGATCGCGGCCAAAAAGGAAATCTCTACAAAGAGTATTGTTGACGCTTTTGCTTACGTCCGTTGCCCCTGCTGCTGGAGCCGCGTCTATCGTTCCAACAGCATACTTATTCCCGTCGATTCCACTGAGACCAAGGAGAAGAAGCCCGAGGACGAAGAAGGTACTAAACCATCACCCGAAAAGCCGACCGAAGGTGCCAAGCCTGAGAATGAAGAGAAGAAGCCCGGCAAAAAAGATGAAACCAAAAAGAAGTCCACCGAAGAGCCCGTTCCATCCCCTTCGTTCTGGTCTTCACTGGCCGCTGCTACAAAAAAATAAATATTCACCATTTAATTCATAGTGCATTATGGCAAAACTGACAATCAAAGAAGTTCAGGAGATCGTAGGCGTTAAGACCGCCGGTCTCCCCGACGAGCAGAAGCAGTTCGTCACTACCCTGCTCGGTGCATTCACCGAAGCAATCAACAAGAGCGTTGACGATATTGTCGACACAACAGCCCTCAAAGAGGCTCTCAAGCCTTTTGTAGCAGAGGACGGTGTAACCCTTAAGTCTCTCGCCAAGGAGAACCAGGAACTCGTCAATCAGGTAAAGAGCCTGTCCGAAGCCCTCGAAAAGATGAAGAAGCGCGGCATCGGCCTCGACTTCATCAGCAAGTTCAACGAGGCCTTCGACGAGATGTACGATTCGCCGAAGATGCAGGACTTCATCAACGACCGCGAGAAGTCGTCCGGCTCATTCCAGTTCAAGGACATCTCTCTCACCGGCAATGTAGTTCCAGGCGGTACTCTCACCATGACGCAGCAGAGCGACCGCGTCGTGACCCAGGCCACCGACAAGAAGCTCCATGTACGAGACTTCGCCACCGTGCTTCCCGGCGATCCCGAGTTCCCCATCTTCGCATTCCAGCAGATTCACCATGTAGACCGCAACGCCCGCTACGTTTCTGAGAACGGTATACTCCCGGAATCCAGCCTGAAAGTAAAGGAGGCCACCGCTCAGGTTTCCCGTGTCGGTCACCACTTCAAGCTGTCGAAGCGTGCGCTCAAATGCAAAACCTATCTCCGTGGTTTCGTCATGAACTGTCTGCTCTCCGGTGTTCGCGATGCCGAAGACCTCCAGATTCTTTTCGGTGACGGATCCGGCGACAACCTTTTGGGTATTACCAAGTACGACGGCGTTCTGCCTATCGAGAAGATTATCTCCGATGCAATCTTTACCGTGGCCGCCGGCGGCGTACTGTCTATCGAAGAGGTAGAGAACGGCCTCATCGTAGAACTGAAGGAGCCGAACGACTTGCTCATTGAGGGCCTGAAGGTGACTGGCTCTGCCGCTGTCACCAACACCGACCTCAACAAGACCTACGACGTAATCAAGGTCAACGACCGCCGCATCTTCCTCGAAGGGGCCACACTGGCCGCGGCCAACACCGATGCGCTGCTGGCCGCCGATGTCGCCGCCCTGAAGCTCACATTCAAGAACGGCGCATATCAGAGCATCGAGTCACCCAACAGCATCGACGCCCTCGAAACCGCCATCTCGGTGATGACCTACGCTCAGTTCGTTCCCACCGTCCTCGTGCTGAACCCGATCACCATCAACGCCATCCGTTGCGAGAAGGCAACCGACGGCAACCGTCTCGAAGTAGTCAAGGACATCAACGGCAACCCCGTCATCGGCGGTCTCCGTGTCGTTCCTTACAGCGGTATGCCGGTGGGCAAATACTTCCTCGGCGACATGCAGCGAGGCGCTCAGATCATCGACTACACTCCGCTGACCGCCGAGTGGGCCGACGACGTGAACACCAAGCTCAAGAACCAGGTAGTCCTGCTCGCCCAGGCCGAAGAGATTGTTCCGGTATTCTGTCCGTGGGCGTTCTCTTACGGTAGCATTAGCGCACTCAAAACCGCCATCAAGAAGTCGTGATCATGAACTACATTCTGAAAGGCGACCACAAAGAAGTGGCGAAAGTCATTCAGGAAAACCGTATCCGTGTTGACAGAGGCGTGATAGAGTTCACGCCCTGTCAGCCGGACCCGGCTCTTGATGTCGACAGCATCGCCAAGCTCCGCGAGGCGTTAGAAGCAAGTGAAAAGTCGTGCCAAGAAATGGCCCAGGGGCATGTAGAACTTGCAGCTGTTACGCGAGATGTTATCGCAATCATCGCCGAGAAAGGGATAACCGTTCCCGAAGGCCTTGCGGAACGACTTGCTCAGTTCGGTATCGACGTTCCCAAAGAACCCGAAACCGTGGAAGATAACAAGACCGTTGATGCCGGAATCGACATGAAAGAAGTCAATCTCGACGACATAAAAGACGTCGAAGAGGTAGACACAAAAGCGGTTCCGGCACCGACAGAGAAGAAACCCCGACGTTCTAAAAAATCAGAGTGACAATGCTCATCGACTGTTCTTATTTCACAAAAGGGCCGCGACACATTCTTAACGCCTCTCTTGGCACAATTCCCAACGCCAACGCCATCGAGGTCAACGCCGCCATCGAGGCCTATATCGAAGAGAATCAGGAGCTCTTTCTTGCCCGGATTCTCGGACATAGCCTCGGCAACCGTGTCAATGCCTATCTCGTATGTCTCGACGATGACGAGAAGCCCGTGCGCAATGCAAATATTGACGCTATTTGCGAGCATCTGCGTGAGCCTTTCGCGGACTATGTATTTTTCCACATCCTCCGCAATATGAACACACAGAGCACTATGACCGGCCTCGTCAGGCTGAAATGTGCCAATGAATATGTTGCGCCGCTTCGTCGTCAGGTCAGTGTGTGGAATGCCATGGTAGATAAGAACAGACTGTTTGCCCGGTGGAGCGAGTCTGCCGACTGTCCGATCGCCGGTATAAGCATCGACGATGATCTGCTTACCAAAATCAACAGCCTCAATCTATGAGACCCGACAGACAGAGAAGTCACGAAATCATAGAGATATTGGCCGATGTAGTCAGACTGACTTCCGTCGGCTGCAATATCTCCGTGATGGACGGCAAAGGAAGCTTCAGGACAATACAGTGCCCGGAGATCAACTACACTTTTGGCAACGCGCAATATGTCAAGGATAAGCTCGATGAACTGAGCAAGACTGTCCATGGCAATGAGATGAAGTTCCCCCTCATAGCTCTGTTCTGTCCGTTCAATGAGCAGCGCAATTCCCCTGACTGTTACACCAAAGCAAAAGTCCGAATCCTGATAGCCTGCTCAACTGCAAAAACGTGGAGTAACGAACAGCGACTGACAACATCATTCCAGAACATATTACGGCCTATTTACCGCCGTTTCCTCAATGCTCTGAAAGAAGACAGCAGGCTGGATATTTCCTACAGCGGGCAGATTGCACACGAATACTCTGAAAACTACTCTTATGGCCGATATGGGGCGTTCACGGGCACCGGGGAAGAAGTGAGCGAACCCATTGACGCCATTAACATAACCAATCTTGAAATAAAAGTCAAACAACCAAATTGCAGAAGACAATGAGAAAACTCAGAAAGTGCGGCAACGCACAGTTCAACACGGGTATCACCAAATGCCCGCCCAACTTCGGTAAAAAAAGGATGGCCATTATTGTTCCCAAGGGCACCAAGCTCCCGGCCAACCTGACGGCCGACGCTCTCGAAGAGCTCGCCCATTCGGCAAACAATACAAGGATATATGGCGTTTTCGACTTCGTAGAATACGCAAAGAACGGCGGCGAAGTCCAGACCTCTGCGAACGGCTACGGGCCCGAAGAGATCACCGGCATCTCAGCTCTTAAAGAGACCTTCACCCTCAGGAAGTACGCGCCCGAACTTCATGCGTCATTCGTGCGCGCGGGCAACCGCGAATGGGGCGCCTACTTCATCGACGAGGACAATATCCTCTACGGCGAGAACGACGGCACCGACACCCTCGCGCCTATCGACATGTCGTGTATCTACACCGATGTGACACCAAGTCCGACATCGTCGGCCGCTGCCACAATGTCCGTCACGTTTGCCTATGCCGACGTCAAAAAAGCATATTCGAATTATGACTATGTCCCCCTCGGGTTCAACGCTCAGAATCTTGTTCTCGGGCTTATGAACGTCCGGCTGGAGAAAGTTGGCGACACAGGCAACAGCTACAAGATGTTCGAGGTTGTCGGCGGATATGATGTCACCGACATCTACGGCCCGTTGATCGCGGCTGCCGGAAGCACAGTCGTCAACGGAACGACTACGGCCGTAACATACGACGAGGCTACCGATACGCTCACTGTTGCCGCCGGCAGCGGAAACACGCCCATCAGTCTTAAATCGCCTTCGGTATTGTATGACAACGGTATCAAAGGCATCGAGCAGGTCACGGCATGATTTTCGAAGGTGTCAATTTCAACGATGATGAGGTCAGGAAGCTGAGCCGGGAGGAATTCGAGCAGCAGCATATCGGGCTCTTCTGGCGAGACCGCGACGAAGCGACCCGTAAGAAAATGCTCGCCCAGGCATACGGCCTCATCTGTAAACCAGCCGGACGCACCAAGCGGAAAACGGATAAGTAATCATTCGGGGCGGGGATTTTATGACTCCGCCCCTCTGCTGTTTCACCTATGGACATCGAAAAAGTAACCGACATCATCCATAAGATCTCTGAAGGGTTCGAAGAGGCATGTCTTAAATGTCTCGATGACCACTCGGGAATAATTGCTGACGCAGTCAGAGAGCAGCTTGAGAGCGGACAGGACGGTAACGGCGCTCCCCTCTCCCCTACCTATCTTGAGGATGATTATTTCAGGAACAGAAAAATGCCCTGGCACAGAACCGACGAGGATACCGGCAAGACATACGTCGGCGCTGAGGGCTATCGTGACTGGAAGCAAGATATTACGCCGCCGGTGAAAGGGACTATGCTCGGGTTGCCGCCGCGTCCCGCTGATGTTCCCAATCTGCGCATCGACGGCACTTTCCATAGCGCCATCAATGCAAAACGTGTTGGTGACGTCATTGTCATAGATCCCGGCAACGGCAGAGGCCCCGCTATCGTCAGCAAGTATTCTGACTCGATCCTCGATATGGGCCCCGTGGCCGTTGAATACTTCATCTCGACATTCATGCTTCCGGCAATTGATTCATTCCTCAAAGACTGCGGTTACCGATGAGCTGCGGGTGCGAACATAAAAAGCTTGCAAGCGAATACGAACGTATGCGGCGGCTCGCTAAAGCGACTGCCCGGTTGCAGGAAAATACCGTCGTCCTGTATCGCAATGACGACGGCACCTTCGGGATCAGTCCCGATTTAGAGATTAAGAAAAACGTTGTGGAATTCATAACTCCATACTAACTAACCAATAAATCAACAAAAACATTACATTATGGCTGATGTCAAAATAACAGATCTCGTCCCTCAGGAGACAATAGATCAAGTCAAACGGCTCGACAGCGAAATTAACAAGCTGTACGACGACTATGCCAAAACGGCAATGGATATGGCCAAAGGCCTCGAACTCAAAGTCAAGGTGATAGGCGACATCGACAAGCTCCAGAACCTGCATATCGAAAAGACAACGCAGGCTGCCGAGATTGCCAAAAAGATCAACGCTGCCATGGCCGAACAGCAACAGGTCTTAGCCAACACCACCAACACCATCCAGCGCCATCTCGCGGAGCAGGAGCGCTCAAACAAGGCCCAGCGCGAGGCTTATACCGAACACGAACGGGTAAAAAAACTGCTCGACCAGTATAACGATACCTACGAGAACCAAACCAAAAGCCTCGCAAAAATCAAGATTAAGCTCGATGAGAACAAAAAGGCCCAGAAAGATAACGAAAAGGCCCTCGCATCCGGAAGAATGTCAATGGATCAGTTCACCGCCAAACAAGCAGAATTGATTGCCACACACCGCTCACTGACGCAGGAAAAGCGTACTCTGACGCAGATTATGACAGCAGAGGAAAAAGCAGCACAGTCAGACGAGACGAGCTACGTTCATATGTCGCAGCAGCTTGAGCTTCTGAAAAAAGCATGGAAAGATTTAAGCGAAGAAGGCCGGAACGCTGACTTCGGTCAAGAGTTAGAATCCACAATACAAGGACTCGATGCCCATCTTAAAGATTTAGCTGCTGATATGGGCGAGTTCCAGCGCAACGTCGGCAACTATGCCATTGCCGGGAAAGACGGAGTTGTAACTACAGATAGCGTTGTAGCCGCGTTGAATCAGGAAGCCAGAACAACACAAGATCTCATTGACCAGACGAAGATTCTTGAAGAGGCTAAACTCATGCTGAATAAGAATGACGCCAATTATCAGGCTACTGTCGACTCGCTCAATGCCAAACTTGAAGAAAATAAACGCAAGCTGACCGACGTAAGTGATATTCTTGGTAAAGAGGCGCGTTCTGTATCAGAGGCTGAGGCTCAGAATAAGCGTTTGTCCGAAGCGATGAAGCACATAGACTTGGCCTCGGCAGATGCAAAAAAGAGACTTGAAGAGATGCGCAGCCAGATTGAGCGCAACAATCAGATAATTGCATCTGCCACGGGCCAAAATGAAAAATTCGCCGACAGTGTATTAAACATTATCGGCGTAAACGCCAACTTTGGCAGCTCGTTCCAATCTCTCGGGAAAAACGGAAACTTCATTGAGGGGCTCAACACTAAGGTAAAAGCCTTTGGTCAGACCCTCATGGGACTTCTCTCAAATCCTTGGGTACTGGCATTTCTCGGCATAGCCGGAGTTGTGGCCGGGTTCAAGTGGTGGTATGACTACAATAAGGGGTTAATCGAAGCCTCTCGTCTTACTCAGAACTTCACCGGACTGACAGGTGAAGCTGCCGACAAAATAACGACGGACACGCAGGCGATTGCTGACCACATGGGCAAAGGGTTCGACGACACTATAGGCGCAGCAAATACACTCGTTCAACAGTTCGGAATCTCTTGGGAAGAGGCGCTTTTGAAAATCGAAGACGGTATTCAGGCTGGCGCAGACATGAACGGCAGATTCATTGAAAATATCAATCAGTTTGCCCCTGCTCTGCGTGATGCCGGCGTTTCTGTCGATGAGTTCGTGTCAATACTTGCCGAGACACGTAACGGGATATTCGACGAAAAAGGTGTTCAGGATATAATCAAAGGAGGCACCAGACTGAGAGCGATGACAAAACAGATCGCTGATTCTCTTGACGCCTGTGGCATCTCGTCAAAGCAGATGCAGAAAGACCTCGAAGAGGGTAATATTACCATGCTCGATGCTGTTCAGCAAGTATCGGCTAAGCTCAAAGAGCTACCTGAAAATTCTCAGGAAGCCGGTCAGGTCATGAAGAATGTTTTTGGCCGGACTGCTGCCGAAGGTGGGACATTGCTCATTCAGTCATTGGCCGATGTCAATACGAATCTTGATGTCGCAAAGGAGCGAATGGGCAACCTCGGCAAACTCAATATAGAGCAGATGGAGGCACAGAAAGAACTCAACGAAATGCTTGCCAGCGTATTCAAAGCGAGCGGAACAAGCTTCGAAGAAATGACTGTATCTGCCAAGACCTACATTATTCAAGGACTAACCGGCATCATCAAGGGTTGTGTTGACATTGTGAATTGGTTTATACGGATGTATAATAAATCTATAGCCGTCCGTGGAGCAGTCAACAGCATTGCAAGCACATTCAAAATAATGTGGGAGATAGCAAAATTCATACTCAAACAGTTAGTCGACTCTTTCAAAGCAACCGGCACCGTGATAGAAGGAGTTGTAACCCTTGACTGGGAAAAAGTCAAAGAGGGTTGGAGTATGGGTATGAATGCTCTCAAAGGCAATGTAGAGACTATGGCTAAAAACATAGCTTCGAGTGTAGCCACGGCATACAACAACACCCTAAAGGATGAAATGCAAGAAATATCGATTGGGAACAACGCCAACCTCACAGGCGTTGGCGCACGCAATTCGGCGGATACTACGCGAAAAAAGCCACAGGGAATTGAAACCGAGGCTGAGAAAAAAGCACGTGAAAAAGCTGCGGCCAAAGCTGCTAAAGAAGCGGAAAAGAATGCAAAAGAAGAATTAAAACGTATTAATGAACTCGAAGAAGCCAAAATTAGCGTCATGGCCGACGTCCATGAGAAAGAACTTGCCCAGATCCGATTAAAATTCAAGAAAAAGATTGATGAGATCAGAGGAAACGGTGATACTGAAATTGCGTTACGAGTGCAGTTGGCGGCTCAGTGTGAAAAAGAAGTTGCCGAATGTGAGCTAAGGTATCAGAGCGAACTCTCAAAAATCAACCTCGATAACCGATTGGCGTCTGTCGAAAAAGGGAGCGAAGAAGAGCTCACTCTAAAACTCGCCAAATTAGAGGCCGCGCGTGCCGCTGAACTGAAGGAGGCCGAGAAGACCGGTGCAGATGTGACTTTCATTAATGCCAAATATGATAAAGAAAGGCTGGAGCTTCAGGAAGAGCACGCCGCCAATATGGCCGACCTCATCGAAAAGCAATACGCCGATGAAAATGATACCGCTGAGACTCAATTCATTCTTGAGATGGCCGCGTTACAGAAAGAGCACAATAAGAGACTTGCCGCTGCAAAAGGCTATCAATCGAAGATGGAAAAAGCCGAAGAAGATTTTCAGAAAAAATGCGACAAACTCAACAAAAAACATGCTATTCAGCGTGCTAAGGATGTTGTCGAGATGTATAAAAAAATGCTCGAAACGGCCAATCTTCCAGAAAACCTCATTGAAGATTTGCAGCGCAAGCTCGAACGCGCCAAAGCTGAGCTTGACAAACTTGAGGCCGAGATGAATCAGTCAACTAATGACTGGAACTTTATAGACCCAGAGTTTATTAAAGATTTTGAAAAATGGGGCAATCTGGCTCTTGAGGTGTTCAGCGCCGTTAACGACGCCATGCAGGCGTATTACGACAATCAGATTTCCAAAATCGAAGAGTTGCAGGAGGCTAATGAAGCCGCCGGTGAAGCAGAACAGGAGCGCATTGCCGACCTTGTCGAAAAGAAAGTCATCTCAGAGGAAGAAGGCGAAGCCCGCAAGCGTGCCGCAGAAGCAAAAACAGCCAAGCAGAATGAGGAATTTGAAAAGAAAAAACAGAAACTCAAACACAAGCAAGCTATCTGGGATAAGACATATTCCATTTCTCAGGCAACTATGTCAACTGCGTTAGCAGTCATGAATGCACTAAATACAAAACCGTTTATGCTAGGTCTCGCCCTTGCTGCAATTGCAAGCGCCATGGGCGCCGCTCAAATTGCCACTATCGTGGCCACTCCGATTCCGGCCTACGCCAAAGGCACAGATTCTCACCCGGGAGGCCCTGCAATTCCATCCAAAAGCCGGCCGACCAATCCGCCCGCCTCGGCAGACGGTAAAGACTTGTCATAAATATCTCCTGCAATCAGCAAAGCGTCG